AAGAAATTTTTAGCTTGATTAAAACCATCTTGTCCTTGAGTTAATACTAATTCTTCAAGGTGTGTTAAATGTGTGTTTGCTTTTGTTTCTGTTATAACTTCTACTAATTGTTCTTTCCACCAATTTTTAGTGAATACACCTTCTTTTTTCATTCGTTGTGTTTTTTTCTTTGATGCTTCTTTACGTTTTTTAATATACTCAAAAGCGGGTTTTAAACGTTTTTTAACAGCTGGATCTTTTGCTCTACCTAAAGCTGCTCTAACTCTTTGGTGAATTAAATTTATAACTTGAGATTGACGTTTATGGGATTTACTTTTAAATGAAGCTTTATTTAAAGTGTTTACTATATCTTGTCTAGTTGAAAATTTAACTTTAACTGTGTCTTTTGGGTTTTCATCAGTATATAATCTTCTTCCTGATCCTTTAGGTTTTTTACCTGTTCCTTTTTTAGGATCTGCTTCATTTATATTTTCTGGTGAGTCTTCTTTAAAATATGTGTGGTAAAAATAATCTAATGCTCTTAAACGATCTCCTGTTAGTTCTGGTCTTAATCTTATGTATGTTTCTTCTGCGTCAGGTGCGTCTAATTTTTTAATTAAATCTGCATGAGTCGCCCAATATTTTATTTCATAATCATCAAATTCCTTTATTGGGAACTCTCTTACTTTTTTAGCACCTGGAACTACTACAGTGCCTGAATTATTATTAGCTGTTATTTCTACACCATTATCTCCAATTAATTTAAGTTGATCATATGCAAGGTTATCCATATCTATCCTATTACTATCTATATCAATAAAAGGTCTATCTTTATAAGGTGAATTTATTTTATAACCCATTTGTTGGATTGATTCTTTAACTAACACTCCATTAACTTTTGTAATATGACTCGCACCAGTTTCCATTGCTTTTACTAAAGCCTCCATAGCGGTATTCGCCATAGGATCACTTGGATCGTTTGCTACTCCTTTTAATTGTTCAAAATAAGTTTGTATGGTTGAAGCTACACTACGAACATCTTTACTATATTCTCCAAAATTTAATACGCCATTTTTTAAATCTTGAAGATATGTAGTTGTTTGAAGAATTATAGATTCATCAAATTTAGGAACTACTATAGTTTGTTCAAATGAGGAACCCTGATTCATAACTACAGTGTCTGTTGCACTTTGTATTACATCTCTACCATCATCTAAAAGACCAATCATTGAATTTAATTGATTAGCAGTGTATCCCATTCCTTCAGGATCTTTAGCAGAAGCTGCGCCTGATATAAGCATAAAAATTACAAATACTATAAATGCTACTATTGCAAAAAATAATTTTGGGTGTTTATCTTTAAATCGTTTTATTACATTAAATATTTTTCTTAAAGCACTAATTATAAAATCAACTACTTTTGCAGAGGCACCAGCTGCTTGATTTACTAGATTAGTTATTGTTGGTATTACGCTACTTATAACAAACTCAGATACGGCTTTTGCTCCTTTTTTTATGGCATCTAAAATGCCTTCTTCTAATAAATCTAATTCTTCATTAATTTGTGATTCATACAATTTTCTTGTAAGTGTACCTTTTACATAATCTGGTACTTTATAACCACCTCCTCCATAATTATTTCCTTTTAAATTAGACATGTCCTTACTTAGACGTTTCATGTTTTTAGCATGTTTTGCCTTTTCTTGTTTTGTCATCATACCCATCATCATTTCACTGACTGCTGCTGGGTCTTCAACTGTTAATCTTATGTCTGGATATTTATCTTTTAAACCTGCTACTGCTGTTCTATTTTCTTCTGAATCATCTATAAAATAAATTGTTTGGTATCCTTTATTTATATGTTTTTCTATCCAATTAGCTTTATCTTGACCTGTTACTTTACCATCTACTTGCATCCCTAATGGAACCACATAAGCATCTAAACCTATACTTTTAAGATATCTTGTTACTGGGTGTCCTATAGAACGGGCTGTTAGTATAGTAGTTTTTATATCTGGTCTGTTTAATGAACTTTTTAATTTATTTACAACCTTACTATTTATAATAGCATCATCTATTTGTTTTTCAAATTCAGAAAAATCATATTTTATTTCTAAACTACCTAATCTTGCTTCTAATTCCTTACTTTCTTCAGGAAAATTTTCAGCTGGTATTAGTATTTCTCTATTATAATCCCCACTAGGACTAGTTATAGTTGTTCTAATGTTAGCTTTTACTCTAGCTATTGTATCATCAAAGTCATAAGCATGTAAAACTTTACCCTTTTCAAATTGGACATCTTCACTCATGTGGGCATGTGGGTTAGTTTGTCTGTTGTGTATTTGATTTTTTGTTCTAGGTATGTTTTTTTTTCCTCTATACCCTGCTTTATATTCACTACTTCTCATAAAATCTAAGTCAGAATTATTAGGATCATATAAATCTTCTTCTAAACCCGTTACTATACCCCAAGCTTGTTCTTTTTGTTCGTTTGATAAATGTTCAGGTAAAGAATATTGAAATAAAGCTTTATCATTCATTTTAATAAAACCCCTCATTTCTGTTCCCGATACTCCTCCTGCTTGTGGGGGTACTAATTTAGTTTCAAATGTGATTCCTTTAGGTTCAGCAAATTTAGGTATATTTTTAAAACGAGTGTCACTAACATCTTTTTCACCCATCCCTAAAAATACTGTGGATCCTTCAGGTGCTTCTTGTTCTATAAAATCATAAACATCTCTTACTGGAGAAACTCCTGCTGGTCTAACTTCTAACCCTGAATCATTTTGAGTATAAAGTTTCCATAATTTAAGAGACATAGCTTGTGTAATACCATCTCTTTCTTTAGGTCCTACAAAAATTATAGTAGTGTCTGCACCTGTGTTGGCTGATAACCATTTAGCCATGTTGTAATGACCTGCATGAGGTGGTTTAAATCCACCAGGTAAAAGTGCGATTTTTGACATTAATTGTACAGTTTATTATAAATATAAAACTCTATGAAAGAGCCATTCTCTTTTTCATTAATACAGAAGTAGTTAATTCTACTGCATTATGGAGTAATTTTGTAAAGGTTTTAAAACCAAGTTCAGATGGGTCTTTATCCCCCATTTCTATAAGGTAAACTTGTTTTCCGTAAGACATAAATGTTTCTGCATGGTTGAAAGCGTCTTTTAAAGCGTCTTCATCTAGGGCGAGGTAAATTTTTTCTACTTTAGATTTAATAATTTTTTTCATTAATGTAGTAGAAATCTTTTTTCCAAATAAAGGAATCGCGTTACGTTTTATAGCCATAGCATCGAACGCACCTTCACATAAAATCACGGGTAAATCCCAGTTTATATACATTTCAAACCCAATTATGTCCTTAGTACTGGAAGCCAATTTATGTTTAATATACGCGTTTTTATCGAACGAACGACCTACATAATAATTTAAAAAACCATCTTTATCATATGATGGAATTACAACCATATTTCTTAAAGGACCTTGTTCACAATAATGTAAATCATACTTTACTACGTCTTGTTGGGTGATTCCTCTTTGATCTAAATAATGTAATGCGTGTTTTGACAGAATCGCTGACGATGACATTATAGGCGTTACTCCTTGAGGAAATTGCAAGGTACTTGCGTCTACTTTTTGTTTAACTTGTTGTTTAAAGTTGTATTGATTATCAATTTCTTTTAAAGCACCAAATGCAGCTCCTGGGGCGTTAGCTTTTTTAAGTAATTGAAAAGCTCTATGACCTTTATAACCACAAACCCAACATTGAAATTTTTGAGATAGTAAATTAAATGTTAATTTTTTCTTATGGTGGTTACAAGAAGGACAGGTAAAAACAGCTTCATCTCCCCCACGGGCAGACTTACTTCCACCTAAAATTGATTCTAATAATCTTTTTAATAAATCTTCTTTCATTTAAAATCCCTGTCATAAAATTTACCTAATATATTGTCATTAAGATATTTTTTATTTTCTAAAACTTCCAACACAAATTGATATTTACATTCTAAATATGTAAGTTCTTTTTTATTGTAAGCCACTTGTAGGATTTTTCTTTCTAAATCTTCTTTATTTGCTTCTTTTATAAAACTGTGCGAACCATAATAAGTT